CCGAAATGTTTTCTTCACTGAGCCCATGGGGTCAGTCCTCGTTGGAAGTGCAAGGAAGCTGGAAAAAGGACACAAATGATGTCCTGGTCCAGATGGGTTTCCCACCTGGATCAAAGGGTCTCTCAGATCTACTAGATCTGCGCATACCCACCAAAGGCGGGCGCGGACAACGTCTGCGAGCCTTAGCCTTACAAGATCCCAAAAGAGTCTTAGACTCTTTTGAGAGATCCAAACTCGTCGAGAAAACACAAAGTGTTTTCAAGACGCACCGGGGAGCTCTAAGAGCATTCCGTGAGCTAATAGCAAGTCCCTTAGGGACCTGGCTTAAGCAAGAGCGCCTGTGGCGCGGTATAGACACGTGTCTGACAATATCATTGCCAGATACGCCCGCCGTGCACCACTATAAGTGGGCATGGTGGAGCAAAATGACACATCTTGTTGCAACGCAACAGACGTGGCACTATGCTGCCAAGAAATGGAAGGAACACTGCAAAGCAGTGTACCTCCACTTCGGAGGGTGTGTAGGTTACGTGGCGAACTTCCATGAAGATCCCACCTTCCCTGAAGGAACCTGGATGACAAAATCTCCAGGAACTCTTACCAAGGAAGACTTAGCCCTATGGGCAGTCTACACATCCACACGGGTACTGCCTCCCGCCGACAAAATCGGTGAAGAAGCAGCTCTGCAGAAACATCTAACAGTTCTTACAGAACGACGATGTTTCAGCCAGGCTACGATAGATGAAGTCTGTCGAGCCGCGGACCAAGCTGTCGTCTCATTGAGACAACACTCCGGCCCTTTGCACCGAGCTCTCAGAGAGAGGACGGCGCACATCTCCATCTCGAACTCTGCATGTTACGAACAAGCAAGGTCCGAAGGTGGTAGAAGACTCTACGTGTTAGAACACCTGAACCAATGGTTACAAGAGTGTCCGACCGAGAGTAGGGAAAGGAAACTCCCAACGGGAGAAACTTTCCGAGAGGTAAAGGACGTGCCCAGATACTGGACCGTCTACCCAAAGACCCACGATGTACCCGACGGGTACTGGATGGGCCGTAAAAGACCCGACACTTCAGTGCTCATTGAGCATTTTGAAGGTGGGGAACCAGAGAGGGTTGGATTCCAACTCTTCTGCTGGTCATTCGATTGCCTTGTCAAAGACAAGTACATCGACGAGGAGGGCTTTTCCACAGGAAGAGCACCACCTATAACGAGACTTGCAATACCTGAACCAGGTAACAAGTGTCGCATAGTCACACGCAGCTTAGCCGCGTTAGTGACCTACGGTCAGCCGTATGCACACACCTTTAAGGAGTTGCTATCGGTCGACCCTACGCTCAAGGCTGGATTATCCGCAGGATACCAGGCTTGGGAATGGATCAAAGGCGTAGCCCGTCTTAATAAGACGACGCCGAGATTCCTCATGTCAGGCGACTTCGAAGAAGCCACCGACCACATCGACCATAAACTTGCAAAGCAAGTCATGAGTCGACTACACAGAATGTTAGGGACCACCACCAGCTATGCTGATGGATGGATCTCTCTACTCTGCAGTCCACGTATCCTCATGGAGGATTTAAACGGGGACGGACCATATGTGACATCCCAAGGATGCCTTATGGGTGAGCCTGGAACGAAAGTAGTACTAACGTTCCTGACTAAGGTGGCAAACATACTTGCAAGGCAAGATGTGAGCCCACTCTTTGCAACGGCAGGCGACGACCAAATCGACGCCAGTGATTGCCTCGAAGATCTCGAAGGCTATCCAACAGCTGCGGCAAAGACATCACTCATTCCTAGTAGGGATAAGTGGGCCTTATGCTCATTCGCAGTAAAATACTGTGAGCAAATCCTGCGAACCTCTGGTAATGCCAGAACTCGACAGGAGACAGACCCTGAGGCTGCTCTAATAGATGCACCCAAGGTCCGACTGCTCTCCCCTGAGGCAAAGCCTCAAAAGGGAGACAGTGAGCGCAACCCAGCGTATGGCAAAGCCAAACAGCTGAGTCGTGAACTCGCCTATTGTCCAGAGTATTACCCTGGATTTAAGCGATCACTAGTTTATCACTTTGTGAGAAACATGCGCAAGCATATCAGCCTAGGTTACCAACTAGGTTTATGCCACGAGTGGGGCGGTCTCGGACTGCCAATACCACTCGAGAGTATATGGCCTCTAATGCCTAAATGGCATAAAGACCTTATTCTCAGGCGTGAACAAGGCGACAAAGTCGCCGGTACACTGCTCGCTCGATGGTCGTCAATGACACCCATGGAGCGCGGCCTAGCTGTGGAAGATGACGAGGCACGCAATGCGTACCGCGACATCTTCGAGAACTTCCTCCCGACAGTCTCACTAAGTGAGATAAGCCCGGAGACGACGCCTGAAGGCCACAAAGTGGGATTCCGGCGACAACTCGAAGTAGCCCGCAAAGCCGGCTACTTGGAGGTAGAAGAGAGTATATCAAAGATAATTAACTCTTCTCGATGGTTGACCTACTGGGACCCTTCAACGAAGGTATCCCGAGGATGGCCAACCAAACCTTGGGCAGATAGAACAACTGAGTTGCGTTCTGCCTATATGGCTCGCTATAAACTTCCTGAGGAAGATATAGAGATGCCAAAAGAAAGGCCGAAGCCTTTCGACGTCCAGCTTATACATCGAGACGATGCATATGCCTATATGGACGGTGCGCAACAGAAGCTTGGAATCCAAGACCCCTCTGTTGGCCCTCGCACGTTCCTGCATTACAAGAACAGCGAACTGCTCGGGATCCCCATCTGAAAGCGGCAAGACCGCCCAGGCCATGGGACCACCAGGCTTACTTTGTAAGCCCTACCAAAGAGCATAGCGCATTCCGGTGGATAAACTCGAGTCAAAGCTCGACCAACCGACCTCCCAAGGGGAGGGCGCAGCTAGATATTCGTTTCTATGAAACTTATTCTCTAGCACACCTTGAAGGGTTCTCTCAA